GGAGAATCGCTTGATAATTGCTTAGGTTTTTTTGATTTACCTTTTAAGCTAAAATCACCTTCCTGTTTAACAGGTTCATTTGTTTTTACTTCTGACATAATATAATATAATTAAATAATTAAAATTCTAACTTGGACCAAAATCTTCTAAACCAAATCCACCTAAGGTATCATTACCAGTTGACTCAAAGTCTTTTGGTAGTAAATCATTTTGTCTTTGATCTATTAATTCTGATTGCTGTGTTCCTTGTATTTTTACTCTTTTATCTTTACGATCTTCTATTTCTTGCTCTTTTTGTTGTTCAGAGCTAATTTTAACTTTAGCTAATTGCATTTGGTAGTTAAACTCTTCAGCCATTAACTCTCTTTTTATTTGAGCTTCAGCTTGCATTCTTTGTATTTCAAATTGAGACTTAGCTTGTTCAATGCTAACTTTTTCAGCAGTTATAGCTTGCTGCTTTTGAACTTCATTCATAGCCGCTTGCTCTGCTTGTTGTGCATTTGCCTGTGCTTGAGCTTGTATATTAGCTTGTTGAGCTTGCTGCTCTCTTTGAATTTTTTGTGTTTGTCTAAGTTTTATATATTGATTAGCTAATTTAATGTTTTTAATATTTCTAACATCTATAGCGTCAGACAAAGCTATAGCTCCTGATTGTAGTGCTATTTGAACATTTTGCTCTAAAGAAGCTTTATCTTCCTCTTCTGGCTCTAGTTCTAGATGTATACCAAAATCATGTAATTGTAAAGTAGCTAATTCTTCTAATGTACCTACATTAAACGTTCCTAAAGAATTACCTAACGATTGCTTAGTCAAAGGATTTTGTATTAAATCAGCTGCTTTTAAAGCAATGTTTTCACACATTCTTAAACTTATATATAGTAGAGATTCTAGTAAATGGTTTGTAGCTACGTTTGATGCGTTTGCCGCCATTTTTTGTAAACCTACTAAAGCATCTTTATTTTGCGCGCTACCGTCCCTAGCTTCATTAAGTCCAGTTACATCTCTAATCATTTGCAAGTAATATTGATAAGTACCAATAAGACTTTGTATCTTTGCTTGACCCGATGACGAACTTAGTTCTTGAATAGGTACTTTACCAGCATTCATTCCGCCTTCTTGTGTAAGCGATCTACCAACTATGGAACCTGTTTGGAAATACATATTTAAAGCCTCTGCAGGATTATAATTTGTTCCGTTACCAAGATCTACTTCTGCCAAACCGTCCATATCTAAGAATACACCGTCAGGAACTATTCTAGACATAACTTGTTGCAGTTTAAGATGCGTTAGTTGAATCATATCAGCAAACCCAGTTATTCTACTTACAAGAGATTCTATTCTACCCCTGTACATTCTAGGAGCTGATATAGAGTAATTCATTTCTACTTTAGTAGTGTCAGCTAAAGGACGAGTCATGTTTTCTGCAAGCTTCCATTCCAACATTGTATTGTTACCAATAACTTTAGCTCCTGTATATAAAACCTCTACAGTTCTGTAAACTCTTTCAAAATTGTCGTTAGGTGGCGGATTAAAATCATCAGTTTTTTCTAATGCTTTTTCTAAACCCTGCTCTGTTCTTTTTATTTTAAAAACCTGATTCATATAAGTCTTGTATTCAAAATACATTACTTGAACAGTATTTTCATCATAATTACCCCAACCTTGAATATATTGAGAGTTACCAGGCATTTGCTGTATTCTCAGTAATTCTTCTTCAGGTATGTCAGGAAATTGTTTTTTAAGCTCCGGGATAGTTACTGACTTTAACTCACCTACATAATATATATCTTCAAAATTTGGATCTTCCGTGTAAGAGTAAACCATATGTGCTGGGTCTACATAATCAATCTTTATACCTTCAGTTCTATCGTATCTAGTTTTAGAAGCAGCTATACCTAAAACTGTTAAGTCGTAGGCTAATCTTTTCTTTATTTGTTCAAATTTATTATTACTTAATACGTTATTAATTATTTCTTCTTCAGCTATTTCAACAGTCTGCTTGTAATTCATTTGCATATACAAATCTAGTTCTTCTTGACTTGCTGGCAAAGTAGCTGGATTACTAGAATTAAATAAGTTTAAACCTAATTCTTTTTTAAATTCTTGTATTGTTTCTTTTTCACTTATATCTCTTAGTATAGATTCTGCATAAGCAGTTTTCTCTTGTTTAGAATATGGATCTTCTGCTACAGCCTTTATATCATACGACTTGTTAGACATTCCATTAACAACTATGTCTACAAATTTAGATATAACTGCAACTGGTTTCCAGTCTAAATTAAGATAAGACAAATCACCATTTATAGATAACTCGTCTTTATATTTTTGAATACTTTGCTCTCCTCTAGCGTATTGTCTTAATTCATGAAAAGTGCTATAGGATCTAGCGTACCTATTACCGCTTCTACCTCCTTGAAACCATTCTTGTTCAATAGCTCTACCGACCTGAATTCCATAATCAATACTTGATTTTTCTTCGTCGCTAACCACTTGGCTAGGAAATGAACTATTAGTGTTAGTCTGTATTCTCATTTATTGTATAATTTTTGATGATGCTCCTTTGTTGTCGTATTTTTTTATACCTAAGTTTATACTTTTATATTCTTTTACAGCTGAAGGTATGTATCTGTTTTTGTTACAAGCCATTAAAGCTAATCCAGAACTTATAGATGCATCATGCTTTGTTCTATTATTTATATTAAATCTTGCCCAGTCTTCTAGTGTTCTTTGGAAATACATATCACCATAACCTACGCTTGTTTTACCAACGCTTGTATTTATATATGTTTCTATCGCAGCGGCATGAGCTTGCTTTATATCTTCGCTTGAGTTAGGTATACCACCTATTTCTCTCTCTGTTACTGATAATTTATTCCAAGCCTTATCTGGTCTATTCATTGAATAACCTCTGTAGCCTCTTCTTTTAAAATGATATAATAATCTAGGTTTATTGTTTTCACATAATATTGGCATACTGTAAAATACACAAGCCATTAAGACATCTTCAAAGAATATCTCTGCAGTTTGAGGTCTAGCTATATATTCTAAGAAGAAATGATTAGGAGGTACATCCTCCATACTAAACTTAGTTAAGCCATGTAAAGATCCATTAGATCCTCTTCCGTCAACCGTGCCTGATATATCATAGCTATCACATCCAAAAGCACCAGTGTGTTCATTTGCTGGGTATTTACTCCCATTCTTTACTATCACACGATTTTGTAGATTAACAGGTGGAACCCAAGATACTTTAAACCTACCGTCTTTATTTGGTACAAATATAACACTTGAATCTATTTTGCCATCGTGCCACTGAAAACTACCAGTAGTGATTATCGATGTATTCCTAAGATCTACGTTATAATCTATTTGTTCGTATATTTTTGTTAAATTAAATAAAGACTCTTTAGCTTCATCTCTAAAGGCATGCTCCTCTGTTCTAGGAAATTGTCTATAAAATTCATTTAAACCGTCTTGATCATCTTTTAATCCTTCAACTTCATTTTGCCAAAACTCTAATACACCTATTTTTATAGGATCTTTATATACATCTAGAACTTCTTCTTTGGGTGTATCGAATACAGGAAACCCATAAGAATCAATGTATCCTTCGTAGTTCCACTCCATAGGAATGAACAGAGAATAGAGTCCTGAACTAGTCTGCCCATTGGCGTTTCTCGTTTTAACGTCTGATCCATTATATAATTTCTTGAAATTGTCACCACCTTTATCTAACGCATTTGATGTTGAACCCATCATGCATTTACCAATAATTCTAGAACCTAATCTTAGCGTTGTTTTTGTAACTCTCCAGTTGTTAAGAATATTGTTTGGTCTTTCCCATTTACCTGATTCATCATGAACAAGGAGTTTTAGTTTTTCCCCATCATAGGCGTTATCACCTGTATTTTTCCAGTCAATCGTAGTGTCTAGACCTGTAAGAGTGTCATCACTTTCTGTAATTTTAGTAATGCTTTTACGTGTAAGCTTTGAAGCGGGTACACGATACGCTAGTTCTGTTTTTGGACGGTCCATACCGTCTTGTATCGGTTTAAAAAAGAATGGGTAATTGACGGATATAGGAACAACCTTGTCTGTAAACATTTTCTTAGCATCGGCTCCAGATTTTGATAAAATACCGAACCTTGCGTCGACTGATATTGTAGCCATGTTAACCGTTTCTCCAGACGCCATGAATGAAAATCCACTACGTCTATTCTTGAGATACGACATGCCATAACATCTTGAGTCTGCTTTACAAGCTTCCCAGAAGATATAAAATAATCTGTTTGACTCTCTAAAATCTGGGTTCCCAACATCAATCTTGGACCACTGCAAGTACATGTAATGAGTACCAGTAATATAAGAAGGACCGGTTTTGTTATAAAACCAAAAACCTTCTTCACGTTTTTTAAACTCTTCATCAATATAGTCATACCATTCTGCTTTAAAGTTATCAGAGTAATTTTTCCAATCAAAAATGGTTTCAATTCTTTTTAATTCTTTTGGGTATTCTTGAATAACCCATTTATCACCTTTGAATCTAGCTACTTTATTAGCTTTAGGTAAAGCTATTTTAAGATTCTGTATCTCATATATCTCACCAATTTCTCCAGTTTTACTAATGACGACCATATCATGCT